CGGTATTACCGACTTCAAGGGCACAATCGATGAGCTTAAAGAGTACGTAACGGAGACACTGCGCACTGGATCGGCACAAAAAATTAGGGAAGAAATAAAGTACTTAAATGAAAAACGCAAGAAACCAACACAAAAAGTACTTGGCGTAACTTATATTGAACGTCCAGAAGACTATAAAGATCAGCAGGCGAAACCATCGACTGAGCTGTATAAAACATTTCAGTCTGCTGGTTACCAAGGAACCGAGGATGAGTTTTACGAAAAGTTTTTCCCTGATCTAGACCGCTCAGAGCAAACGTTACTAACAAAAGCAGGCTCCGATTCGGCACTTAAGATACAAGGATTAGACATGAGTGACCCATTTGCCTCCCTTGGTACTATTGAAAGTTTCTTTGGTGAAGAAACACCATCTAAAAAAGAAACCACAACAACTAAAGATACTGATATGGATAGTTATTTTAAACTGGGATTAGATGACGACGAAGATGAAGACTACAAGTCCAAAACCGGTAGTCAGATTCTTGGTGAGTTCACGTCCATGTTCAAGGGTCTCTGATGTCAGACAAGCGTAAAAAGGCAGCCTCTGCCGCTAAGTTACATAAAGATTCAATGGCATGCAACAAACCCCGACGGACTCCTGGACACCCGACCAAGAGTCATGTAGTAAAAGCATGTGAAGGGGGCGAAGAAAAAATCGTGCGCTTTGGCCAACAAGGAGTAGAGGGAGCTGGTAAAAACCCCAAGACAGCAAAAGACAAAGCCCGTAAGAAATCTTATTACGCTAGACATAATGCCCAGGATCCAAACCCAGACAAAATGTCAGCCAGGTACTGGAGCCACCGTGTAAAATGGTAGTGCCTCACTCAACTGCAAGTGGCAAAACCCAAGTCCAGCTTAGCTCTCAAGCCTGAGTCCAAACCTAAGAAAACTCGCCAAGGGCGGTCAAAAAGTACTAAGCTAAAGCAGGGTCAAAAAAAGTACCGTGGTCAAGGTTAAACATCTTTATGGTGCAGTTCCCGATTTAACAGGGAAAATCTACGGCCGTTTGACAGTTCTCGGTTACAGTCCCAGCGTGAAGCACCAGCTATCGCGCTGGGTTGTTTTATGTAAATGTGGTAAAAAGGGTACAATTTATGGCATGTCTCTTTCAAGTGGCAAAAGCCAGAGTTGTGGTTGCTTGCAAAAAGATAAATCAACTAAGCATGGTAATTCAAATCATCCTTTGTATAAAATATGGACTTCAATAAATTATCGATGTAACAACATTGCTTGTGCTGACTATTGCAACTATGGAGAGCGAGGCATAAAAAATTTATTCAGTTCTTTTGAGCACTTTTGCCAGTGTATGGGAGAGCGGCCTTTGGGCTACACTGTTGAGCGCTTGGATGTAAATGGTCACTATGAGCCAAGCAACTGTGTTTGGATTGAAAACAAAAAACAATCTTTAAACAGAAGATGCAATATCCCTATTAAAACCAAAGAAAAAATTTGCGAGCTAGCAAAAACAATTACAAACAAATCTATGATAGCCAGATTGGCAGGAGTAGGTAGGACAAGCGTTGATAGGGTGCTTAAAAATTGTGTATGATTGGGAGTAACTATAGTTGCTCCCATGTCAGATCTTTCTCGTGCGATTAACTTAATTCGCAAGTACGAGGGCTTTAACGAAAAAGCCTACCCAGATCCGATTACGGGCGCAGAACCTTACACAATTGGATACGGAACTCAATTCTACCCAGATGGATCTGCTGTTAGACGTGGGCAGTTCTGTACCATGGAAAAAGCACTGGAATATCTATTCAATGAAGTCAGTATTATTGAAACGCAGTTAGATAAATTAAACCTTGGCCTTGACAGCGTGATGCGTCAGGCATTGATTTCGTTCATTCATTCGATTGGCTGGGAGCCTTTCCTTTACAGTCACGTAATTGACTGTGTTGAAAACGAAGACTTCTGTGCAGCAATAGAAGAAATGGGCCAGTGGATTTTTGATGCCGACCATCACGTCGTTGGTAACCTTCTGGACCGACGCAGGGAGGAAATTAATTTGTTCCTGGAAGATTTGGATGAACGCCCTTGGCCCTCTAGTGAAATCCTTCTTGGTGCCTTCAGGAATTATTCAGCTTCTCAGCATGAGATTAACGCGATTCAGAAGCTGGAAGAACGGATCAGTCCTTACATCCTTTCTGAATTTGCCAATGAGTTTTGCAGTGGCAACAACCAATGGCTAGACAATCCTGCAAAGGACTACGATTCGGTCTTTAGCAGCTAGGCTTAGAATAAATGAAAGAAAGCATGAACAGCCGAATGGAGCGTTCAGTTGAACCACGGGAATTTGAACTTCCCTTAGAGCTTCAGTTCTCCATGCGCAAAGCTGAGCTTGCGGCTCAAGAGATGACCTGGGACGACCTGTATGCAGCTCTCCTAAACCTCTACCATCAACGCCTGATGGAGTGGTATGCGGTCAAAGAGATCATGGCGGCTGAAAATATTGAGATTGACTTCGACATTCCCACTGACCTGGAGCTAGCAGAACTCGCCGCCGCATGTATATACGACGACGAGGACGAGGATGAAGACAATCTTCAGCCGTTCTGAGTTTCGTTGACAGTAATTAGGCGGTCCAAGTACCACTGTGCTTTCTTAAGGTCTTGCACACCGCCTTTGTTACGCCAACGCCACGTGTACTTGACGCAATTCCCACGTAGGTAGCCCTGAAACTCCTCTGCGGTTAGCTGCGCTTCAATCGCATCGATGCATTCGATGGCGCCTGTTTCAGAATAATGAGGCGGATGGTTAACCATGTCTTCCTGGAGCACAGGAGGCTCTTCTTTGGTGGCCCAGGGAACTGGGCAAACACCATCCTTGCACTCAGTCGACTCGCTAATTATCGGCGCAAACCACGGCGCTTCAGAGATTCTTCCATCATCTCCTCGTTGGGTTCCCCCAGGGCCAGCACTAACGCCTTGGGTTTCGGTGATGCTCCCATCTCCAGACCCTGCTCCATTGTTGGAATATATCCCGTTGCTCCAGGCCGTCCCCCCTCGATTGCCAAGTTTGTCCGTTCCCTTCCGTCCTGACATAAGGTCAACCCTCTGTTGTACTGATCCATTAATGGTACATCAGCTTTTTCGTTGGCGAGAGGTGCGCCAAAATCATCTTCATCAAGACAACGACACTGCAGTTCGTCTTGAACAAAGCTATCTAAAAAACCAGCGGCTCCATGCATGGTAGTATCTGGGCTTGATTTATTCCTACTACAATCATACTATGGCAGATTTATTTAACTCTAATTACGATCCTCGCCAGCTATCAGGAACTTCTGGGGCTGAGGTATCAGACTTGCGTCCTGAGCAAGCGTATGACACTGACCTCAGACGTGTAGACGAAAGTGAAAGGGGTTCAGCAGAATCCTTGAACGACAATCAAAATCGTGTCGCCAAGTACATGCGTGCTGCCAAAAGCGCAGGTAAATTTCGGCAAAGTGCTGGTATTGATGAGCCAAGCATCCGAGGTAAAACGCCACGGTCAGAAGCGTCTATCAACGGGACAGTGCTGCCGAGCTTAGGCGATTCAGGTGGGCGCTCCGGCAGTACCGGATACGCCCGTAAGCCTCAGCCACAGTTCGGCAAACCGTTTGTTTAGACCTGGCTGTACACAACCTCATAGGGCTGGTTCTGGTACTTACCCTTGCGATCTTGATAGCTCGTCTCGCAGGGCTCGCCACGATAAAACAAAAGCTGTGTAATGCCTTCGTTGGCGTAGATGCGGTTGAACAAACCGGTGCAGTTGCTGATCTCAAGTGTCAGGTGCCCCTGCCAAGCAGCTTCTGCAGGCGTAATATTTACCAAGATACCCGATCGTGCATACGTAGATTTGCCAACGGCTACTACGGTCACGTCGCGAGGCAGCTTAATATGCTCCATTGCCACGCCCAAGCAATAGCCGTAAGGAGGGAGAAGAAAATACTCGCCCTTCTCGTCTTCCAATAGCTCGGCAGGCTTCAGGATGTTTTCGTCAAAATTCTTGGGGTCACAATCCCCCGCTTGAATCTTGCCAAAGATTAAGCATTGCTTGGGGGACAGGCGAATGTCATACCCGTATGAACTCAGGCCATAGCTCAAAAGCTTCCTGCCATCCTCTTTGCTGATCAAGCGATCAACAAACGGCGAAATCATATCATGCTCTTCGGCAAGTTGTTTGATTTCCCAGTCAGCAAGGACGCTCATGGTGCTCAGCAATCGTTCTTTAGTATACGGAACTTACGAAAGGATATGGCCCTTTTCAGCGTATAAGTCAATAAACTTTTCTACGGCGGCACCAGAGCTGTCCACTGGAGGCAGATATACAACAAGTGACGTGCACGTAGGTTGTTGCTTAACTTCATCACCAACGACTTTTAGCAGCTTTGGCGCGGTTCGCAAGATACATATAGGAAAGCTAAAGATTCGTGGGTCGTAACGAATCATGTCAGGGCAGTTGGTAAAATACAGGCCCTGCTTAATCTCCTTACTGAGCCAGGCATTGTACATGCGTTTAAACCAAACAGCATGTGACGATCTAAGCGTAGGGGAAGACCCTCGCGTAAACTTCCAGCGTTCGTTTGGTTTGTCCCAGTAATACGTGCCATTCGGTGGAAACAGGTAGGCGTTCCCGTGCCATTGCTGGGCATTTAGTCCGTCATCGCTAGGAGTAAAAAACTGTGTTGCCCCCACATACTTATTTGCAATCTTGGAACTCGCCACATCAAGATCAATGCCACCCATCAGGGCATGTGCTGAAGCCACCAAGTCTGGGCTCGTGATCAGCTCATTGTTTTCTGTGTAGCCAGGGCGGAATGTTTTCCCCATCAGCTCTCTGCAGTTTTCTGGTAATCAACTTCAAAGTAACGCATGCCGTCCTTGTCGTTAATGATGTAACCAGCTTTTTCTAATGGGTTGATTTTTTGTGCAGCGGCAAGAATGCGCCTAAAGCTTTCGGCCATGTCCCCATCATTCTCACGTTCGCACTCCTCCTGGGCAGAGTGAATCTCTTTGAGCGTCAAAAAGAACATAGAACGGGATTTGTCCTGGGGCTGGAACACCATTACGCCGGGTCCCTCTGTATCCCAAAATTTGCAATATTGTTGCCCCAAGTCACCAAGAATCAGCTTTATGGTGGCATCAAGCATCTTGGCCTTTGTATCGTCAGCTTCCAAGCCAATGACTGAAGCGATTAATTTTTCACGGCGATTCATGGTTTAATCAGTCCTTGGCGAGAAAGTGCATCAATAAGCTTGGGCAAAGGTTTGTAGATCACTACAAGTTTTCCAAGGATGCCACGTTTTTTTACCAGCTTACCCCGTTCGTCACGTAATTTGTCAAATTCCCCTGAACGGATAAGGTATTCGGCCACGCAACGAAGCCTACGTTTCAAAGGCAGCTCAGCAAGCGGAAATTTACCACAAATTGTATCTGGAACCATGTCCCTAAACGCCATGCGCAAGCGATTGGCAAGTGTCATGTTTGAATTTTCGTCTTCTTCTTCATAATTTTTTAAGATCTCCAGGTACCTTCTTAGGCACTTGTCGTCAAATGAGCCTTCGGGTGGCAAGAAGATTGCAACCTGATTAACCAACGACTCCGGCAAAACCTCTACGTGGTTTGCAACCGTTACTTTCTTGATTTCAACATTGGCAAAGCGGTGTGACATCACTGAAACTCCTTAAACCGCTCGGGGATTTGGTATAAGCGTGCGTCTTTGCGGAGATCCAGGATATCAACTTTTTTATTCTTGGCAAATGCTTGGATCAAATGGTTCCACGGGATACGAATCACCGGTTTTTTCATGTCACCAGGAGCGATATTCACATAATGAATGCCCTCTTCCCACCCTTTATCCACATTTTTCTTGCCAACGGTAATCCAGTTTCTAATCGTTTGATCAGATATGTTTAGGCGCCTTGCGCATTCTTCTGTAGAAATGTATTCATCTGCGTATGCCTCTGGATTTAGCATGTCCGTTTCTCCGTTGGAATAACGACTGTGCCATAGGGACGCAAGGATATTTCGAATCCCTTTCAGTTCCCATGCAATGTCTTCAAGACCTTTCCTAATACCGTGGGTCATACGTCAATAATCTTTAAGTAGATGCTAGTGTGTGGAGAAAGCATTTGCATCATGGAAGAGCAGGTAACTCCCAGTCAGCAACCTATGCCTAGTCAGATTACTGCCGAGCAATTGGCAGAGATGAAAGCAAGGGCTCGCGACATGGCCATACAGCAAACTATTGCACAGCAAGCAGCTGTTCCCCAGCAAAGGCCCCAGGTTGTTTACGTGCGGCGCAATTTGACAGTGGCAGAGTTGCTGCTGGTATTCCTTATTTCATGTGGCCTTGTCACAGGAGTACAGGCTGCATGGCACTTTGCCTCAACTACATTGCCTCGCCTTGAAATCAAGGTTAAGTAACTGGCTAGGCTCAGAGAAACTATAATTGATTTAGGAGTACCTGTGCGTATACAGTGGCCAATCGTCGTATTTCTGAACTTCCGCTCCTAGCTGGGGCGGATGTAGCTGAGCAGGATCTGCTGACGATGGTCCACGTATTTGAAGTGGACCCTACTCTTAAAAACAAAAAGATTACAATCTCTGGTTTTGGAGATTACCTCTCAACTAAATACGTAACGACCACTGGCGGCACGGTAACTGGCAACGTCCTGGTACAAGGGAACTTAACTGTAACTGGCGTTACTGTTGTCAATGCATTTACTAGTAGTGGTCTTGGAACGTTTAGTGGCGTTTTAGTCCAAAACAACTTAACCGCAAGTGGCACGATCAGCGGCCAAACAATTACAGGTCAAGCACTTCAATCTGTAACAATTAACTCAGAAACGGGTACATTCACTACGGTTACCGGGGCGACTTCAAACTTTGTAAGTGGGAATTTCAGTACCCGACTCTCGGGTGCAACCATTACTGGTAATACGCTTCAAGCAACGTCCGGACAATTTAGTTACCTAAGTGGCGCCACAATTACAGGTGGTTTGGTCCAGGGTGTAAGTGGTATTTTTGGTACACTTGCTACGCCTGTTCTTGATGTAAGTGGCAACTTGTCCGTTGCTAGTGGACTGACCGTTACTGGCCTTGCTCAATTTGCATCAGGAGTACAAGTCACTGGCACGTTATCAGGAACAACTGTCACTGGGACAACGGCACGTTTTACTAGTGTCACTGGTGTAACTGGTGTATTTACAACTACGTTGTCAGGTGCATCCATTACAGGGACAACCGTTAACGCAGCATCAATTACCGGTGTATCTGGAACATTTACAACAAGGGTATCGGGAGCAACCGTAACTGGTAACATAGGTTCCTTTGGCTCAGTTAGTGGGATTTCGGGCGTATTTTCTCAGGTTCTTTCCGGTGCTGTAATTACTGGAGACGTTGGTCAATTTACTGCAATCACCGGTGTGTCCGGTGTATATACCAATTTATCTGGCGCCACGGTCACTGGTGATACTGTTGCAGCCACAAATGTATCGGGTGTTTCCGGTGTATTTACTAGCCGTATCTCAGGTACTACCGTTACCGGCACCACTGCAGCTTTTACAACCATTACAGGTGTCTCTGGTGTATTCACTACTCAGGTATCAGGAGCAACCATCACTGGTACCAGTGGTCAATTCACAAATGTAACGGCAGGCACTGGGGTCTTTACTCTTGTTTCTGGTACTACTGTCACGGGTAATACTGGTGCGTTTACTAACCTCACTGGTATTGCAGGTGTCTTTACCACCAGTGTTTCAGGTGCAACCGTAATAGGTACAACGGTTACCGGTGCGACAGGCATCTTTACCTATGTAACTGGCACCACGATTACCGGCGTTACAATCAATGCTGCTACTGGTGTATTTACCACACTTCAAGCAACAAACCTTAGTTTTACTAACACCACAATCTCAGGTGATTTAAACGTTGTTGGCTCTGGTTTTATTGGTTCTGGTTTGTCTGTAACTGGTACGATCAGCGGACAAACGGTAACCGGTACAACGGCAGCTTTTACCTCAGTCACTGGAGTGTCCGGTGTCTTTACTACGCGTTTATCGGGTGCAACCATTACGGGTAACACTGGATTATTTGCCAATACAACAGGTGTTTCTGGTGTATACACTTATATTTCGGGTACAACCGTTACGGGTGATACTGCCAGATTTAGTAGTGCAACTGGAATTAGCGGCACATTTACAACGCTTTTATCGGGTGCAACCATTACCGGTAACACGGGACAGTTTAGCAACATCACAGGTGTTTCCGGCACGTTTACTAGTACTCTTTCAGGCTCAAACATTTTCGGAACCAACGCAACTATCACCAACATCACCGGCGGAACACTTGCGATCACAACTCCGTCTGGTGCTACTCCCGCCATTGTTTGCTCAGGTGTTGTTTCTGGTAGTGCCAGTGGTTTTATAATCAAAGGCCCCTTGATTATTCTTTGACTATAAGTTTTAAAAAGCTAGAATCGTAAAAAGGATTTGTTAAAACAATGCCATACGGTGAAATTCGGGTTGATACTATTACCTTTACCAACGCGGGCGTCGATAAAAGCATTACCGTTTCTGGGTTATTTGCGTCTACCTCCGGTAATTTAACTGTTACTGGAACTGTTTCAGGTACGACGTTCACCGGGACAACCGCAAATTTCACAAGCGGTAACGTCACCACGTTTAGCGGTGGTACCTGCACTATTACTTCAGGTGTGTTTGCCTCTGGTACGGCAACAAACCCGTCAATCAGTTTTATTGCAGACTCAAATACAGGGCTTTATTCTCCTGGTGCAGACCAATTTGCGATCGCAACTAATGGCACGGGGCGGCTTTTAGTAGACAGTTTGGGTAATGTGGGGATTGGTACGAGTAGCCCTTTGAAAGAATTACATATTAACGCAACTACTCCAACAATTCGCCTAGAGGAAAATGGCGCAGGCTCTAAACGTCTTGAAATATCTATTGACTCATCAGCTTTAGCAAGAATTGATGCACCGCAATCAAGCAGTCAACTTTTGTTTGGAACAGTTGGCACCGAACGCCTCCGCATCGACAGTGCCGGCCGCGTGGCGATTGGAACGAGTAGTCCAAGCACAGCAACAAAAATAAGCATCGTTGATTCAACATCGGCGGGCATTTATTTTTTGCGCACAGCTCAAGGTGAGACGGTTATTGAAAATACCGGCCCATTGACTATTCGCCAGTCATCTGGCAACGGTGCTAATCAAAACATTTTCTTTAAGACAGGGGCTTCTGTAGGAACAGAAGTTACGGCTATGACCATTGATGGGTCACAGCGGGTGGGAATTGGAACGACTAGTCCAGGTTACAGCTTAGATGTTGTGAGCGCAGACACAACTGCAGGTGTTGGTTATGCAGTACGATTGCGTGCAAATGCGACCGCTGGTGCTACAGCGCTTCAATTTACTGACAATGGTGCAACAGCACAGTATGGGTATATTGCATGCGATTCATCTTTAAATCTTAAGTTTGTAAATGGAACTACGGAACGCGTTCGCATCGACGACTCCGGTAGGTTGTTGGTTGGGATTTCTACGTCTGTAAGCACGCTTTCATCTATCGGGGCACTTTTACAAGTAAATGAAGGCTCTGGTGTTGCAGCGTCGTTATTGCGTTCTACTGATGACGTCTCCGGTGCAAACCTAGTATTTCGCAAAACAAGGTCTACTACGCCAACAGGTGTAACAATTGTCCAAAACAACGACTATCTTGGTGCTGTGTCATGGATGGGCACCGATGGCAGCAACCCCATCCAAGCTGCATCAATTTCTGCGCAAGTAGACGGCACACCAGGCACTAATGACATGCCGGGCCGTCTGGTCTTTAGTACCACTGCCGATGGCAATAGCAGCCCGACGGAGCGGATGAGGATTTCACAAAATGGTGTTGCAGGAATCGGAACTACTGATTCGGGGGGCAGCGTAGCCAATGGCATCGGTGCGCAGATTCATCCTGTTGGATACGCACAGTTTATTAGAAGTAACGCGACGCTATTGGTGCTTAATCGACGAACTGGCGATGGCAATCTTGTTGAGTTCTATCAAGACGATACTCAAGAAGGAACCATCTCTGTTTCTGGTACTACTGTTAGCTATAACGGTGCCCACCTTTCGCGCTACTCCCAGTTTCCTGGAGGCATAGAACGCACCGAAATCTTGCGTGGCACTGTGCTGAGCAACATTGATGAGATGTGCGCTTGGGGCGAGGAAGCTAACGAGCAGCTAAACCGCATGAAGGTGAGCGACGTTGAAGGCGATCCAAACGTGGCTGGCGTTTTCCAAGGCTGGGATGACGATGACGACACCTACACCGATGACTTCTACTGCGCGATGACGGGTGACTTCATCATCCGCATTGCCCAAGGTGTTACGGTGCAACGCGGTGATCTACTGATGTCTGCTGGTGATGGTACTGCCAAACCTCAGGGCGACGACATTGTTCGCAGCAAGACTGTTGCCAAGGTGACTTCAACTCACGTCACCTGCACCTATGACGATGGCAGCTACTGCGTGCCCTGCGTGCTGATGGCTTGTTGATTAACAATCTCCATTAATAACCCTGTTAAACTAAAAGAAAACATTTGTTATGGCTAACACCACTTGGGATATTGCACAGCTTGAGCGTCGTCTTCCCGATGGCGATACTTGTCCTGATGGCGCTATCTACACAGTACACTGGACTGCATCCCTGGAAGAAGACGGCGAAACGGCAGGTGCATATGGCAGCATTGGCCTTGGTGATCCCGACCCCTCCTCCTTTGTTCCTTTTGATCAACTGACCAAAGAAGAAGTTGTTAATTGGGCATTGTCTGCCCTGGGTGTGGATCAAGTTGTTTCTATTGAAGAAGCACTGCACAACCAAATCCAACAAAAACTTCATCCCACTTCTGCGGTTGGTGTTCCCTGGTGATTGGTTGCTATACTTTTTGAAGTCACTTGTTTAACATGGCTTGCAAAAAGTCTGCTCTCGTCTCAGCTATTAACTCTTTTGGTGCTGCCCGTGCTACCGGCGATGGTAACCTCATTGCTTTTGCTGGTAACTTAATTGGTCAACTCCTGGATACCCTTGAGTTTGAACCGGAAGAGCCCATTGAAACCACCGAAACTGAAGTCGTAGAGTGATTTGGTGCACCTGATTTAGAGTTAGTAAAAAGCTCTAGGTCGATGTCTATAAAACTTGTTGAAGCGGCTCGGTACTTCAAAGAACAGCCACATCAAATTGATGCGTGGAATTGGCTCCAGGCTCAGATACCTTCTGAGACCCTGGAGTCTTTTGCTGTCAAATACCGCACAGCGCCAAAACCTGCGGAAACCTACCCTAATACTTGGGAAGGCGTGATGAAAGCAGGCAAGGACGCTGGGGCAAAATACCCTGAATGTGTTGCTGCTCAATGGGCGCTTGAATCAAGTTGGGGTAAACACACCTCAGGCACTAATAACTACTATGGGCTCAAGGGATCTGGTACTACGGTCAACACTCAAGAATTCATTAACGGTCAATGGGTAACAATCAAGGCTGGGTTTATTGATTTTCCCGACCTGTACACATGCACTTGTTACTTGGTTGACCGCTGGTACAAAGACTACGGCACATACAAAGGTGTGAACCGTGCCACAAGTAGGAATAACTGCGCGCAACTATTGGTTACCGAAAAATACGCTACAGATCCTGGCTACAGCACCAAGTTGATCCAGATTATGGACAAACAACTTGGCACTCCAGGTGTAAATACCGCTGATGTAACAGCATCTAAAACGCTGTCCGTACCTTATTTCTATCAGCTTGACAATCAGTCAGGCACGGGATATCGCGAGTGTTTTTCTTCGAGTTGTGCTATGGTAGCCGGTTATTACAACTTGGTAAAATCGGACGACGAATACAATAAAATCCGTGCTAAATACGGAGACACGACCAGCAAAGATGCTCAGCTTGCAGCTCTGCGTTCCCTGGGACTTAAAGCGACATTCATCACCAACGGTAATGCAGCCCTCCTAGAAAATGAAATTCGCAACGGCAGGCCAGTAGCTGTTGGTTGGTTGCACCAGGGGAGTATCAACTACCCAACTGGTGGTGG